TAAATCGCTAGATTGCAACTAATGGGACGATGTGTTGCGAGTCGTTACAACAAAATACCGGTAGGGCCAAGATCCCACCGGTATCGATTTTATATTAGCCGACATGGGTGACGATTTGAGTCCGGGGGACTTCGGCGTGTCCGACTGCTAGGACTAGAGCTACGGCGGCCGAGATTGGACTCTGACTAGCTCGGCGAGCGATACGCCAACCACCATCGGAAGCTGGACGCCTAGCACACGCGATCAAGTGATCCCGGAGCTCTGATTGGCCGGCATGGATCAAACGTTGGGAGTTCATGGCCGAGGCGGTGACGTCGCATAGTGTGGCAAAATAAGCCGAGCCCCAGGAATTGTCTTGCATACGGATCCCGGCTCGTTGCAAGTGTGGCGCAACAAATCCAGCCGTCGCGGGATCGTAGGCAATTTGTCTAACTTTGTATTGTCTGGCCAATACTGCAATTTCCGAGGCCAACTCTCGCTCGCCGATTGCGTTGTCTTTTATCCAACGATGTAAAAAGATGCGTAGGCCGTCGGGAGCCTCTTGGGCAGATACTAAATAAGCTTCGGTCCGGTTAAAGGTTAGATCTAAGCCCATCCAAGTCGGCAACGTCGGATCCATTACAAGATTTAGGTCCAGTCCCAAATCGAAAGCCTCTAAATTAAATGGCGACTCAAGTGCCGCTCTCCAGCGACATAAACTCTCCGTCTCAAATACGTCGGCGGTATTGCGGTTAAAGGAATCCTCTAAATCCTGCTCATTGATTAGATGCCCGAGTGATGGGTTAGCTTGTCGCCAACCCTTGCGGTCGGAGATCTTTAGTTCGGGAGCTGCGCTCCATTCCCAATACCCAAAACGCTCGGAGTTAGCAGACATCGCGGAATCTCTCAAAGTGTTTAGGACCACCGAGGTATCGTCTCCCGCGTTAGAGCTGGTCCATAGTTGGGAGTTTTTGCGAGCTCTTAAAGTAGGCTCGGCGGCGGCCCAAGTCGAGGGGCTAATCTCTCTTAGCTCATCGATGTAAAGGAGATCGAGAGTCTTACCTCTAGCAGCTCTTGGGGTTGCCGAGATAATGTCGAGCCGGCGTACGGTATTACATCCGGGCGGGCAGGGGTTGGGGTGATGCTCGCACCAAATCTCCAACCGTTCCTCGCCATGCGATCGATTTTCCCTTTTAAGTCGGTCCCGGAGCCAAGAGTGGGAGTTAATGACGTCGACCATGTTGCCCATAGTTTCGAGGCTTTGTTTACGATCTTGGGCCATTATCCCGATGCGCTTGGTATTGAAAACGTACAGGGACGAAAGTAGTAAAGCTCGGACCGTAAATGTTTTTCCGTTTTGGCGGGCGATGATTAGGTTGCAAGTCTTACGACGAAATTGGCCTTTATCGTTAACCATGAGCCCCTGGTCGAGGATGTACTTTTGCCAATCAAGTAGAGGCTCGTTTGCCATTTCCATTAGTTGACTTGCTAGGGGTCCGAGGCTTGGGCCGGACAGGGGCAACGTCTCCACCCGGGGTTTGGACGATCCGTAGGTAAGCTTCGCTAAGGGTTTTGACATCGGTGGCATCTTTCGGATCTGGGGCCATTTGATCGGCTCGGGATTTCGGAGTCATGTGTAAAGAGTCCATGATTGAGTGAAGTCGGGATAACAATGGGGCCAAGTCTTTAGTCTCTCCGGCATCGAGTAACGAGTCGCATAAACGAGCTACACGCAAGAGAGCTGCGATCGCGCCGGTGTCTGCCGGTTTCAAAGATGGCCCCAAGTTAGCTAAAGAGATCCGGCAATTTTCCTCAATGGTTGGAAGTGTTTTGGAAGTATCAGGCATTAGGCGGACCAATTCGTTTCAAAGGGGAGAGATTATCTCCTGCGGGCGGGTGTGGAAAAGGCCCTGCGAAAAAACGGACTACGGGCCCATGTTGGGCCTTACCCGGCTTTGCCTTAGTACCCTTGCTTCGATTGCACTTGACACAAGCTGCGGTCAGATTGGCCTCATCATCAGTACCCCCATGCTTGACTGGGACGATGTGATCGACTTCGGTTGCATCCTGCCCACAATAGCTACACACCCACCCATCTCGACTAAGTATCTCTAGCCTTATGCGCTTCCATGTTGACGTATTAGTACGCTGGCCCATGATGCTCCTTGTTACTGCAACTCATACACTCATCTAACAACTGGACGCTAAGGTTTACTGCTCCCTCTCGTAGTGCATTGAGCTCTAAGGCTACGTCTCTAAGCTGCCCTGCCATTAGTTCCCATCCGAGGATTGCGTCGTCTTGCTTGCTTACTACATCGGCTAATCGTCTAATGATGTCTAAGCCTGACTCGGTAGTAGTTACAAGCTCATCGATTAACCCGTCTCTTAATGCGATCTCTATGTCCTTTATGTTTTCGTCCATTGTTTACTCCTGACCTGATTGGCTTGTGGGCAGGGAATGGCCTAGATAGGTCCACTCCTGACCGTCATGGATGCGGTGTTGGTTATGGGGCATTTCTGCCAGTAACGCCATGCGTCGTAGTCTTTTGGTGGTTCGCCGTTGGGTTACTCGTTTCAACGGTAAGGCTAGGACTCGTCCCTGTGTGTGTTTTAGGGCTGTTTCATGGTGTGATCTCCATGACGAGGTAACGCCCTCGGACGGCGGTTTATCCGGTTGATTAGTCGGACTTGAGTTATACTGCTCAATGAGTAGGTGATTACTTGGGACTGTAACACAGTCTCGGCGACACGTCATTGAGTTGGGAAGCCTGTGGCGTGTCGCTCTCATTTTGTCCCCATGTCGAGACGCCAATGACTTGATCGATGTCCGCCTTGAGCTGCGACCGGTTGTAAGTAGGCGAGGTTATTGTAGGGTATGTCTTTTAAATGTATAAATCTCCAACCCAATCCCTCGTACATCATTACCATAATCATCCAGTCTTTACGACGCTCTAAGACTCCCTCATAATGCTGGACGTTTAAGATCGGGTAATCGGCGGTAATACATTTAACGTCATACTTTACGCCTCTATGCTCAAAGTCTGCCGCGCCTACTTCATCGTCGCCAATACCAAACGGATCTAGGCCCATGACCAAACGAGCTGCAACCTCGGCGGCTGCCCCGCGTGTGTGTTGGATCCGGGCTTTTGTCTTGTTAGTCATTCCCTCAATGCCGGTCCGTTGATTATTGTTAAATCGTCGATCGGCTTCGTGTCTGATCGCAAGCTCGTACTCGGTAACGTCAATTATTGACTTCGGCGCGAGCTGCATCGATATCCTCTTTCCAAGTCCCATAGGCCGCGTCGTTAAGCATGGCAATAAGTTCGGCCCGGACCTTTAGGACGGTAGAGTTTTGCGAAAGTGTAACCCTCATCCAAGCATCGAGACTCATTAAAGCTTGCGTGTAACCTGCGTCAAAAGCCTTTTCGCTATTCATCATGTCCGCCTCTTGGGATGTCTAAAGCCCAGGGATCGGCCATAGGCATCGTTTTAAGGTGGTCGATTAGCTGTTTAGCCTGGTCGATGTTGAGTGTTCCCTTAATGCTCTTAGAGGCTTTCCATTCCTCAATGAGGTGGATCTGACCGTTTGTAAGTTTCAAGATGAAATCGCTTTGTTTTTTGGTCATTTGTGGAATAGGAAACGGCTGGCCATTGACCGGCTTGGCTGCTCTTGGTTCATAGTCTGGCGTAAGTTCCTCGCCCTGCCTAGATTTGGCCGCTTGGATCTCTTGTTTTGTTGCGATGGATCGTTTGGTAGCAATTCCAAGCATCGAGATCGCGCGACCCGTCGCCGACGTACTTCCGACCATTAGTTCGGATCCCTTTGTAAAAGGAGTACGGCCTGGCACAAGCTCCCAAGCGTAGTCAATGCCTGGAGTTGGATCGTCTGGCGTACGGTAAACGGTTGCCTTTACGATCAAGTAAGACTGGCCCGCGATCTCATGGACGCCCTCGAAATGAGTTTGGATCGAGGCATCCGGGTACTTGGCAAATAGCTGCGATATTCGCTCGGCTACGTCGACATAATCTTGAAGTCCGTCGGAGTAGCTCATAGAGTCCACCCATCTCGCTTCATTTGTGACTCGATGTTTTCGCCGTCCATCCAGCGATGACGCCGCTCCTCTTGGTGAGCCATTTGGATCCGTACGCCTAGCATGATGCCGCCGACTAACGAGATAATCATTAGCAATAAGGTAAAGCCGTTAAAATACATTTGGGGTCCTGTCCCTTAGTAGTTATTTGATCTTGCGCTTACCCTGTATCTCGGACGCCTTGTATCTTTTGACGGTTCCGATCTTTACAGGCTGGACGGCCCCGGACTTTTCAAGTCTCCAAAGTGTTTGGCGATGGATTTTAAGGTACGCGAGTACCTCTTTGCTAGATAGTAAGTTGTCGTCCATGTTTGCCATGTTACTCCTTGTTACTGACTAAATACTTAATTATCTTTATTTGTAGGCGTGTCGTGCCTGTCGATGTGATCGTTTACAAGCTCTTTTATCTCGTTAATCGTCTTAATTGCATCGGGCAAGGATAGTCCGCCGTTACCCTCGGGGCTTATCGGATAAGTCGCCGCGTCGATATAAAGCTTGATAGGTGTTAGCACTAACCATTTGACTCCAAGAGCTAACGCGGTACCGATCGCTACACAAGCTCCCGCGATTTGGCCAATCATTATGATATTCATGTCGTCGCCTTGATCTGCCGGCCGTCCAAAATAATCGGCTTTGATCCGTTATGCCAAACCCAAAAGCCAACCGGCATCGATTTCGTGACGGTGAAATAGTGCATCCAATGATTGTGTAAAGTCTGGGACGTCCACCCGTAAGTGTTTTTATCATCGTGTCCAGTCTCATCCGCTTTAGGTGTGTCTGGATAACGTACGAAACGGCCCCGCAAAATGTTCGGGCATCCCACCGATGGAAACTCGACGCGCAAGATTACGGCCCAAGTGTAAATACCATCCGCCGGGACGTTAAACTTTGTTTTTTTATCAAACCGGACGTAGGTCCACTCTTTAGGCTTGATTAGTTGCTTATCGGCTCCGGAGTCTGTCTTAAATAAAATACTAGGCATCGTACTCGGCGAGCTCATCGACAGGGGCTTTATAGTTGGGGCTCAATCCACCCATAAAACCCGCGACCAATGCGCCAAGTATTGCCCGATAATCCAAACTGAAATCCGTCGCTTGCCAAGCCGCTAAAAACGCGATTAGAGCGTAGGTCGTTGCCTTAGATAGTTTCATCCGCTTTAGCCTCTACTGGGGCCGAGGCGGCCTTTTTGGCCGGCTTAGGGGCATCGGTTGGCTCTGGCTCGCCTGTAATCAACGGCATTGGATTAACTGCGTCGACATTGTAACGATAAGGAGCTTTACGAGCTTCGAGATGTAGATGCGGGCCTACGGCGTTTCCGGTGGCTCCCGACAGTCCAATTAAATCACCCTCGGCGACGATCTTGTCGCGTAGGCCCTTTATGTTAATGCTGGATAAATGCGCGTAAATTACTCGGTGGCTGCCATGCTGGACAATAACTTGAAGTCCGTAAGCTCCGCCCCATCCGCCGCCGCGACCGGCATATACTACCTTGCCCGCGTCGATGGCTTTGATTGGGGTCCCGCGAGGCGCGCGAAAATCAATTCCCGTATGCCTACCGGCTCGCCAAATCTTGCCCTTTTGATCCCACTTGCAAGTGACAAACGGTTCATCTACTGGGTAACTCATAGGGCATCGATCTCCTCTTGTGTTAGTCCAAGAGCTGCAAGTTTAGATAATGCACTTTTTCGGGCTTCGGCTTTGGCTTCGCGTTCAGCTAATTGGGCTTCGTACTCAATTCCAAAAGCTTCATTATCTGCAAGTTCCTCTGGAGTTTGTTCGCGCTCTGTAACTTCGCCGGTTGCTACGTCTAATGTAAAAACGGTCATAATTAATTCCTTATTCCATAGATCCGGACGCTTCCGGTCATTGTTCCAGTAGATGTAGTTAATCTGAAGCCATCATAAGTATCAGATGCAACACTTACGCCACCAACTGTATGTTCACCACCTGCTGCGTACATGTTTTGAAATAGTAAATAAGTCGAGTTACTTGCGCCAGAGGTCAACATTGGATCACCAATATCCACTCTTGTATATGAACCACTTGTACCAATCGTTCCTAATGTTGCTTGATTCACATTACTCATTGGAACTTGGCCTGAACCGCCGGTAAATGCGCTGTAAAGCAATCCTCCATAGTAGTTAGCCGCTCTAGGGACTGTTGCTTTAAGGTATTGCAATCTAATTCCAGCACTTGCCGAACCCGTTGCATAAATATAAAGGACATAAGATTTGTATGCGGAAGTAAAAACATTGTCGACGTTAACGGTAGATGCACCGGAAAACGATGCACTTGAGATATATTGATATCCCACATTTTTGCCACCTGTAATACTAAACAACGAAGCGTCGACGCTATCGCCTAGCGTTTCAATCGCGACGGCTCCTTGAGCTACATAATCCGAGCTAGTCGGTACGCTCCAGCCATAATTGGGGGTTGTTGTTGCCATTTATAAGTCACTCCATCTCGTAGTAGGATTATACGCTGCCCAAGTGCCAGTTGCCGGTAACTGATACCAAATAATCGAACTATATGTCTCGGATTGCGCCGAGCAGATTAGATCGATATATGCTTCGTACTTTGTTAGTCTCCAGGTGTATCCCTCTAGATACCCTTGAAACTCGGTCCCAAATACTGCCGGAAGTGCCGATGTCGTAATCGCCGTTCCGTTTTCCGCAATTATTAAAGCGTCCCGCGTAGCGTCGCTTACGTTTGGATTGTGTAAAGCGACGGTCAAAGATTCCGGGTAAACGCGGGCAAAAGCTCGGGACGCCAAAAAATCGTTAGCTTGTGTTTGTGCGTCGGCTGCGTTATGTAGTTGCGTTTCGCGGGTTCCTGATAATTGGCCGTAAAGGATGATCGATGTCTCGTTGCGGGCATACTTTTCGGCTGCGTTTTTATAGACAACGGTTACATCGTTAACGATCTCCGACCATTGGGCCGCCGTTGATAGTCCATCGGTTAAAAGGTCGTCCGCCGTTAGATTTACAACCGGAGCAGATACCCGAGAGGCGTAGTCGCCATAGTGTAGATGCCCGTTTCCTGCCTCATAGATGACGCCTCGGCCCGATTGAGCTGCGTTGGATGCAAGCGTTAAAGCGTTGTCGGCCCCATCTGTATAAGCTTCGAGCTCGTATTGACCCGGACGGTCGATTGTGGTCGCCAGGTTGGCCACGATGGCCTCATTAACGCCGTCATAGTCGTCCCATTGAGTCGCTACCGGTATCGCGCTCCATGTCGTCGTAGGTGCTACGTCGCTCCATTGAGTTAAAAAGGCTTCGGATAAAATGGCATAAACACGATCGCCGTCTTTTTCCTTAGGGTAACCCGAGGCTCCGGCTAGACGCTTATTAAGTTGCGCTAATGGTCCGACGCAAGTTAAGGAGTATTCGGCGATGGATCCGATGTCCCCGTATTGAGCTAAAGATAAATCAATGTCGGAGACGATGCCGGTAAAAATGGTCGCCGTTCCGGGAGTTCCCTTATCGATGGAGACGGTTACGGTATCGGCAAGGCTAATCGTTAATGGTGTGTCGGCTGGCGTCCATAAAACGATCCGAGCATATCCCGCCTGGGTTGCCTCAATAACGTCGCCTCGACCAATGTTTATCGAAATGTCTGCAATCGTATTATTGGCGTACGTCGTCGTATTGTTAAACGTGACTACCGGATTTGGGACGTAAGCGGTCACAAAACGGCCCCGGTGAAGTTAACGGCCCCAGTTCGGCGGCTTGAGGATTGGAATAATTTTTCAAGCTGGCGACGTGTACCCTCGGGATCGACTGCGCCATTGATTGTTATATTGACGCCACCCATCGCGGAATTGCGCGTAATATTGCCCGTTTGACCGGTAAATAATTCGGGTCCGTTTTCCCCAACGAGATAGGTTTGATTGGCAAAAACTGGCCCACCGGTGGCGCGCTTTTTCGGCTTTTTTTTCGCCTTTTTTGCAGGGGCTTCGGTGACGGTTGCGGTAGCTGTAATCGCTGCCGGGATCTGGAGTTGACCATCCACAAACGCAAGCCCTACGGCTGCGGCGGCTGCGATTATACCGTCGACCATCGCTTGACCTTGCGCTACTCCCGCGTCATACCATTTGGACGATGTAGCCTCGGCAAGCTTAGAGGCGGAAGTTTCAACGGCTGCGACTAACGTGTTGATCTCTGTAATGGTTGACGCGCCGCCGGCGATGATCTCGTCGGCAATTTGAGAGCCAACGTCGGCTCCGGCTGCCAAAATGTTATCGATTGACGTCCGGTTAAGTCCAAGTCCCAAAAGGGTGGTAATCTTGCCGCCAAACGATTGAGCCGCGTCGGCTTGTTTCCTAAGCGAGTCAATAAAAGATCCCTCGCCCTTATCGCTAAATGCCTTTTGAAAGTCGACGAGGTTTGTAATCGAGTCCTTGACGGATTGGGCGTAGTTTTGTTGCGCTTGTTTGGTTCGATCTAGTTCGGCTTGGACGGTTTGGAGACGGCCTGTAAAGGTTTGGAGTCGAGCGTTTTGCTCCTCTTTTGCCTTAGCTGCCAACGCATCGGCCTCGGCTTGTTTTTTGGCTTCCTCGGCGGCTTTTTTGCTGGCCTTAGATCCATCGTTCGTCGATAAGGTCAAATCGTTAGTCGCCTTTGTTTGACCCTCTCGGGCCTTTACATGGCGTTTAGCAGATAAGACGTCGGCTTCGGTTTCCTTGCGGGTATCCGTTAGAGCTTTCGCAACTGCCTCGGACTCCTCGCGGACGGCCTTTGTATTTTGATAGAGCTTGTAGAGGATGCCTACGAGTACGGCGGCGGCAACTGCGACGGCTGTAAATGGGTTACTTAGTAAAGCTGCGGTTAATAACCTGATCTCACCGGCCAAGATCTTGGTTACAACGCTTTGGACGCCCATCGCTGCGGTGTAAAGGATTGCCGCGACGCGGGAGTTTTTGTAAGTAAGCTCGGCCAACGCTTGAGCGGCTGCCGCGCTTCCGGTAGCTGCGGCAAGTGTTAGGTATCCGAGGCGTAAAGCTGCGGCCACTACTGTAAAGGCTTGGACGCTAATGGTCGCAACCTTAAAGGCTAGGTTAAGCCCAATTACGGCGGCGGCTGTAACACCTACGGCGATGCCTAGATTTTTGACTAGGGTTGCATTTTTGCCCGCCCAATCGGCCACGTTGACGAATACGGCTAAGAGATCTTTGTAGGCCGGGAGTAATCCCTCGCCAATAGCTGCCCGAGAGTTTTCAATTTCGGCAGATAAGATCCTTTGTTGATTGGCTGCCCCGTCGGCTGTACGAGCAAAATCGCCTTGTTGTAAAGTAGTCTGCTCCAAAATTAAAGCGTTACGAGCTAGGACCTTATCTTGATCGGTGAGCTCTTTAGCGGTAGCCGCCAAGCCCATTTCCATCGCTTTAGCCTGGACGGCGTTTTCAGATAGCAAAACTCCAAATCGGCGCAACGGTTCGGACTCGCCACGCAACCCGGCGGCCAATGCTGTAATGGCTTCATCGGTGGAAGTGTTATTGAAAGAGGCAAGATCGGCGGCAAGCTCGGTAAGATCGGTGCTAAATGTGCCTAGTTCCGCGCCAGTAAGTCCGGCAGACTGGCCCAAGATTGCAAAATTGCCGGCGGCTTCAAGAGCTGCGGTTTGAGATAGTCCGAGAGCTTGATCGGCGGTCGCTGCCCATCCTTGAATTGCTTTTGCGCTACTGCCAAAAATTACGTTTGATTTAGAGATTGACTCGTTAAGGTCCGAGGCCGATTGGACTACTTTGTAACCTGCGGCGGCTACGCCTGCAAATACTAAAGTCGCTTTACGGCTTAATTGCTCTAACTGCCCGCCAAACTTTTGGAGCTTTGTTTGGGCGTCGGTTAATCCCTTACCCAGTCCGCTCGTATCGGCTTGAAGTAAGATCGTTAATGGACGGCCTATTCCTTTAGTTGCCATTAGTAATCCTTACCTCGGTTCCAGTCGTTAATAAGTTTATTAGCTACGCGCGTCCATTCGGTAAAGGCTGGCTCGTAATAGGATGACTCGGCGGTGTCGGTCCAACCGGGACGGATACCCTCGGCCCAAAATTGAGTTCGTCCTGATCTAGACGTATATTGGCCTTTAATAGTACCAAAACGGATCATATTGGTCGTCGCGCCACCTGAATAGACGCCGTTTCCGGTTCGGTTTAGATTACCCCGAGAGCTGTAACGGTTAGAGTTACCAATCCTTACCGATGGGATGCGATCTTGTTTTGTTCGGATAGAGGCGTTTAGGTTACGAGCGTATCCGGGAGCGTGTGAGCTAATAGCCGAGC